TAAAGAGTATGAAACGTTTCACAATATGAGACTGCTCGCCGTTCGTGATGGGCATCTCGAACACGTACACGTGGTACACGTTGTTGACGCCCTCGGCATCTCTGAAGGAAAAACTGAAATAGGAATAACTTCCCTTTTTCAGATTTATGATCCCACGGGTCTCCTCCTCGAGTTCGCGGATGGCGCATCGAAGAGGGTTGAGAATTTCCCGACGCCGGCACCCACCGGTGACGAAGGTCCATTCTTTGTACCGCCGATCATGAACAAGTAGAAACTTTGGGGGCCCGCCTTCACATTCCCGGGTCACCGGGACCGCTATGCTTTTGTGGCGTTCCATCGGATCCATGACCCGTCTCTACTACTTCCTGATCAAAATAATTCGCAAGGTTTCGCGTGCTCGGGTCGTAGCTAATCAAAAACACGAGGCCCAGGAGAAGAACCCACGGCCAGATTTGACCCATCTATTAGTAACCGTCGAAGAAAAGATGTTCGACTGAAAGTTCACGGTCTGGTTCATTATCGAACCAAAATTCTATACGCTCTTCGAGTGTTCCTAATCTCTTGGCCCATGGCCTGCCGTCATCAACGAGCTCATTGTCCTTGGTCCAACACCCCCTGTGGCCTGCGTACGAGTCTGGGTTGAATCTGATCATGACCATAGGCCTGCCCCCTAAACCCTGGAATATGCTCATAAGCCTCTTGTTGTCACATGACGTGTCATATGACCTGTGCTGGTTCTCGTCAATCTCTATAACAATCGTATGCGACCCTAGGTCGAACACAAAGTCGGGCCTGTATGCGTGACAGTCGACCCGCTTGTCATGAGTGATGTCGCAGTCTGGCCACGTCTTTCTGAGAAAGTCGCGCACGGCCATCTCACGAGTCTTGAAACGTGCGGCGACGGGCTGGTCTGGAAACATGTACACCGAACAACGGGCACAATATCCTTTTTTGTTTCCGGGCATAATTATGTCACACATGGGCGTCTTGCATCTAGGGTTCATAACATCGATCATTTCAGGGCTTTTATGATCCCTGCAATACACGCCTCTTTTTGAACCTGGCAAGCCGAAAACGGGGACGGTGAAGCATCCCTCTTGAATACATTTCGCAGTCTTGACGTTAATCATGTCCTCAGTCCTGTGTTCAAAACAACGCTCGCCTTTCTTACTGGGCCATATATTATAATGGGCACGGAGTTTACAACCCTCGTATGAACACTTATCACATAGTACATCCGTCATTCCCTCAAGGGCGTGTTCTTTGCAAAAACGCGCTTTGATTTCTCCGGGAGTATTGAAGTTGGGTTTCTTTGAACACCCCTCGTTCTCACATGGACGCTCGCGCAAGTTCACCATGCCCTCGCGGCGGTGGGTCGCACAAAATCTTCCGAATAATTCTTCTGGAAAATTGAAACATGGTTGAACGTTACAGTCATCGTGTTCACATTTCATACTCTTTACATTCACCATCCCGGGTTCCTTGTGATCGGCGCAAAACACGCCACGTTTATTACCTGGGAAGTTGAAAGTTGGACGCTTGTCACACCGTGTACACACTGGGTGCTTCTCCGGCTTCCGAAGCCGCTGCGTCTTCAAACGACACTTGAGACACACGGTACAAGTGCGACCAAATTTATCCAAAAATTGATCGTTCGCCTGGGGCCCACGAGAGCACGAGCTGCATCTCTTGGTCTCCATTTTTTAGTATGGGTACTATTCTTTATGCCACGAAATTAATTTGCGTATAGAACGCTCCCCATCCCCTTCTGGATCCGCAGCACGTTGTAGTTGACTGCGTAGATGTAGGGCTGGTTGACCGCCACCGTCGCGAGGCCGCGCAGACCGTTGGTCAGGCCAACCGGGGTAATCAGGCGGTACGTGTCCAGGCGGGAGAAGTTGAGCGTGCCGGTCGGCTGCAGCTTGGACGTGTCCAGGCAGTACGGGATGACCGCCACGTTGGCCAGGGCCGAGTTGTGCACGTAGCCGTACTGCGTGTGGTAGTACTGGGCAATGTCCACGTAGGAGGGCAGATGGCGGGACTCGGAGACGTCCACGCCGTTAATCTGCACCTTGAGCTGGTAGTTGGCGGCGGTGGCCGAGGCGGCGCCGTTGGTGCCGTAGGTGACGCCGTAGTTGACCGTCTGGAAGGCCAGGAACTTGATGGGGTGGGCCAGAGCCAGCTCCTGAACGGGCTGGCTGGAGATGGGGATGCGCTGCACCTGCGTGATCAGCATGTCGTGCGCATTCTTGGCGAAGAACTCGCGCTCAGCCTGGTCCAGATACACAAAGTTGGCCCAGGCCAGGTACTGGATGCCCGCGTAGGTGGCGCCGGCAGCCGCGGCCGTCGTGCCAGTCGTGGTGTTGCCGAGGGCACCCGACCAGGTGATGCGCAGCTCGACGTCGTGGTACTGCAGGGCCACCAGGGGCAGAGACGCCGCCCAGTCCTTGCAGAAGAAGAACTTCAGGGGGTAGAAGGTGGCCTGACCGTTCGTGGGGTTCTGCGCGCTCAGGGTGCCGTTGTTCAAGTAGCGCTGGTTGAACGTCTGGGCACCGGTCACGGGCTCGACGTCCGTGCTGTACTGGTAGTCCTGTGTGTCGATGACCTGGCCACCGATCAGCAGCTCCACCTTGTCGATGACGTTGGACCAGTTCAGGTTGACCACGGGAGCGGCGTTCGAGTCGCGGGCCATGAAGTACACGTAGCTCAGCAGATCGCCCTTCTTCTCGAAGCGGATCGTCGAGACGGAGCCGGCGGTCGGCTGGCCCTGAATCAGCTGACGCTCGTTCGTCGCCGCGTAGTGGGTGTAGCGCTTGTAGTTCGAGCGGTAAAATGAAACTTCCGGCTTGCCGGACAGCCAAGTGTCCTGGGCGCCAATCGAGACGAGCTGAACAATGCCTCCGCTCATTTTACTATCTGATCGAGGTTTTTTTTACTGAGGCTGGCGCGGTCGCCAGTCTAGACCACGGCCAGTGACGGGAGGGCGATGGGATTCTTGTTCAACTGATCCCGGGCAATGTTCAGATTATTCGGAGCGGCAAGGGGGTTCTGCTGCGTCTTGAACTGATTCAACTTCCAGTAATCAGCAGGCTTGTAATTCTGGAACCGGCCCCCGTTCATGTGGGGCACTGGCACCGCCACAGACTCGGAGCGCAGGTTGGTCATGGTGCCGGCCGCACCCTGGGGATCGGCACGCACGTTCATGCGGGCTGGATTGGCGGCGCGATCTGGGTTGACGCGGTTGCCGGTCGAGTGAGGCAACTGGCGGTCGGTCAGGCCGTTGTATGGCAGGTACACGTTCCACTGGCCCGGGCCGAACTCGAGCGTGTCGCCACGCTGGCCCGTCTCTTGGCGGTTCGTCGTCTTGCGCGTCTTGATGTTGTCGGGACGGCCCTCGTGAGCGAGCAGCGCGCCGCCCTGGCCCTGGCCCTGATTCTGCGAGGGCGCGCGCGTCCACGCCTTGGTCGTCTTGGCCTGGTGAGTCATCTGGCCGTTGATGAGCTGGCCCTGGCCCAGGACGGTGCCGCCCTGCTTGACGAAGGCGTCCGAAGGGCCCTTGCCGCCCGGCAGGGTCACGAGCTTCTCCTCGTTCACGTTGTTGGGCAACACGCGGAAATACTGCTGGAAGCCTCCGATCGCGGGCACCTTGGAATCGACGCCCAGACCCGGCCCCACGTTCATGCGCTCAATAGGCTGGAGGTTATTCATTTTGTTCGTCACATTCTGACGGTTGTAAAGATCATACACGGGCTGGCCGAACGGAAAGCGGTTCGCCTGCGGGCTCAGGTCGCCAAATGCCGTCACCTCGCGCTTGGCACCCACCTCGAAACCCTGGAATGACCGGCCCTCGCCACGGCGCACCTGCATCTGGGCATCCTGCTGGGCAAAGTTTTTATCAGACTGAATAAGATCCCCACTCGTAATCTGGTGAGGAGGTTTTGCTGGAATAGTGGTTGCCGGGGATGAGTCGGCGCTGAAGCGCTGTCCGGCAAACACAAGACCGACCACTGCTGCTAGAGCCAGTGGATCCATATTACTTTTACTTTACTTTTATTTTTGAGTGCCTCCGTCTAACCGATATAGGGCCGTCCGCCCGGACCGGACATGGCGGCCCACGGCGCGCCGTTCGGATTGCCGACCGCGACGGGGGGATTGCGCTGATCGAAGCGGTTATTCTGATCATTGCTGTACGTGCTGACTGGGTTCCACGTCAGGACCGGGAACGCATCGCGAATGTACAAATTCGGAAAATCGTTGGGCTTCTCGTTGTAGTAACGGTTCCACCGCTGGGTAGACTGGGAGCGCAGCATATCGTCGATGCGCACCACATCATCGAGGATGATGGTTGCCGGTCCCTGCCAAACCTGCTCCTGGAGCGTGATGGCATCCGTCTGCAGAGTGCGCCCCATAGTTACTCTAGTCGCAGAAAATTACCGGCCATTGCCCGCCCGCATTTGCGCCCGCTCTGGGAAGTGGAAGCGGTCTGAATCGACGTCGCATGAACCAGACCCATCCTTGCAGAAGGGGCCGAATTTGGGGCCGAACGACGCCTCGGCGAAAGCCGTCTGGTCGTTGGGGATGGTGCTGCTGGGGGCGGTGTAAAAGTTGCGCTCGGCATCACGCTTGCGCTCGAATGGGTGGATGAACTCCCAAGCCTGGGCCACCTCCTGCTTGACGCTCGGATACCACGCGGCCGCGGGACGGTCGGGGCGGTCCGTGTAATCCGTATAGAGCACGTTCGCCATGGGGTTGTCGATCGTCGGCATGGTCACGGCATCGCGGCCGTACCACGGCGTGCGGCCGTCACTGAACGTGGGACGCAGCTGGCCGTCTGGGATCATGTTGGACGTGTACAGAAAGTAGAGCACCGCGAGGACGAGGATGCCGAGCGCCAGAATACGCGCGTCGCGCTTGATGAGATACAGAATGCACATGGCGTAAACGATAAAACGGGTCGTGGCCGCGACGCGGTCCTTGGACGACTGCATGGCCGTGGGCCAAAACTCAAGCATCTTGTCGGATCTGAAGACTTCGCGTGGATCCATCTCTACTTGTTGCTTTCATTTTTTTACAGCAGGGGCGGCGGACCTCCTGGCTTCTTGCCCGCGGGCCGACGACGCACCTGACGCTGACCGGTACGAGGA